TAGTGGCATTACCAAGCTGCTGTGTGAGGCCGCGAAGTGCGAGCATATCCATGGTTTATCTCCTTTTAAATTACGGCAGTCGGGTCGAACATGCCGGTTACGTTTACCATCGTCACAGTGTAGTTGCCTCCGCTTGTGGCGAAGTTGTCCGTGCCTGCTGTCCATGTTGCACCTACGGCAGAGATGATTGCGAAACCAACCAGCATCTTTCCCTCTTTCATAGGGGGAAACCTGACAGTGCCGCCGGCAAGCGAGCCAGCTGTGGTCGTCGCGCCGGCAGTGCCGTAACTGATACTCGCTGCCCCTGCGGCGTCTACCCAGAAGCAAGCGACGTTTGTGGTGCTGGTGGCTATAACAATAAGCCCTCCGTTGCCGGCTGCCGGGACAAAGAAGTTGTCGGTCGGAGGAACTGCTATGGGTACGCCGCCAGCGAGGCCGTAAATGGTGTTTGTCGCTGTCTTGGCGTTTGTGGTTGTCCCGCCAACGGCAAGAGCCCCGGTAGTAAACGCCTGAGACGACATCCGGTCGTAGACACCCTTTAGCATATTGTTGATAAGCAAGCCATCTCTACTGTCTGCAATCGCGTTTGCTGAATACGATAATTTCTGCATGTCTTTCTCCTTCGTGGGTACAAGGGGAGTTGCCTCCCCTGTCCCATTATGTAGTTGGTCAGTCGGTCAGGACCGACGCGCCAACTTCGGCAACGGCCATGTGCAGGGAGTTCAGGAGCACGGCGTTGTAGTACGTGGACGCGCCAATATATCCTCTCTGCCCTGTTGGGTCGTTCTTATCGATCTGCCCCGGCTTCAGGTCGTGGACATCAATCGACTTGGTTCCGCGAAGGGCAATGTCCCCCCAGGCGTCGCGCCCGGCGACAACCATCTGATAAACGTCCGGGTAGGTGCTGCCGGTGGATACCAGTCCGTATGTGGCGGCGGTAACACTGGTTGCTGCATTGATAATGCTGACCAGCTCAGGGCTGGCTATGATCCTGAATTCCTCGACGGAGCCGAATTCATACGGGGATACAGCCTGCATACTTCCGTACTTGGCAACCGGGACGAAACCAGCCATATCACGGAAGTCCGGCTTGAGGTCAGTGTGGATGAATACGAAATATGACGCTTCAATCCCAGAAGTCCCGTATTTCGGGGAGGCCGAAAGTATTTCGGATACCTTGTCGGTATGCTGAAGGTCAAGCGCCTTGGTGATCTTGCGGAGAAGCTTGAGAGTCGGCTTGCCGTTGACTGTGGCGCGGGTCGTGCCGGTGCCGCCATAAAACTTGTTGGTGCAGCCCTTGATGACATTGAATCTCACCAGTTCACGGACCAGTGCAAGCCGCTCGCCAGTCTGTAGCTTCATCGCACCTGGCACGTCATCTTCGTACAGATCGGCAGTGCGCTTGGTATAGCCGAAGAGCACGGTGTACTCGTTGAGCGTTACTGTGATATCCTGGGGGACCAAGGCTTCAGCGTTCGGCGTCACGCCCTCCGAAGAGAGGTATGTGTTGGCAAGCGTTTGAGTGCGGTCCCCTGTGTCAGTGGAAACAAAAAAGGTGTTTGGGGAAGCCGCCGTTGCGCCAAGCGGCAGCCAACGCCGATAGATAATGGTGTCGCCGGAGTTCTTCGGCATCGGTTTAGTGTCGCCAATCATGCCGAGAACTTCGCGGGGTATTGCGTGGGTCAATATCTCGCCCTTAATTTTACCTATTCTCTGGGCGGGGCTTAACATGCTTGAAAATGCCATTGTGTTGCTCCTTTATTTCCGGCGGCCGTATGCTGCTACCATTGCCGCCTCCTCATCGTCGTCGCTTGCGGTAGGCCTATTGTCTCGCGGAATACCGCGTTGCGTGACTCCATTAGCTAGTCGTTCCTGTTTGATCCTGTCTTCTTCTGTTTTCTTTGCGGCTGCGGCGGCATCAGTTGCGGCCTGTGTCTGGAATGCCTTGAAGTCCGATATTTTCCCAGATATGAAATCCGCATCCCAACTCGAATCAAGCTCGGCGGCGTCTTCGGGAGAAAGAGCCACATCCCGCCACTGCGCAAATGCGGGACTCGTAACAACCGTTTCCCAATCCCTATGATCCCTGGCGAGCAACTTCCTCTCAAATGTTCTCGAAAGGTCGTCAACTCGGGGGTCGGGAAGGATGGTGGGTTGCTCAACTGCCCGATGAGCAGGTGCGGCCTGAAGCTCTGCCGTCTCATCAAACAGCATCGCAGCAAGTTCCGGGAATTCAGCCGTCAACTTCTCTTTCGCCTTCGGCGATATCCCTGATACAACTTGCGGTTTTATCGCGTCAATGCGCTGCTGAAGTTCGCCGGCCTTCCCAAATAACTTATCCGAAAGCTTCTTGATTTCCCTTTGGTGATCCTGCTTCTGCGCGGCGAGCGCGGCATTCAAGTCGTCAATCGTCAGTGCCTTGGCAGGTTCGGGCTCTTTAACTTCGATTTCTACCTTCTTTTCTTCTTCGACTACGGGCTTCTCTTCTTTCTTGCTTACTTCCTCTTTCCCGGTCGTATCCGTTGCATCCACAGGCGTAATGTCCGTAGCGTTGAATCCGGCCTCAAATGCTGCCTCTTCCTGTGCATCTTCTTCTGCGGTCTGATCTACTTTTTGTCCATCGGTAATCATTTGTTGCCTCCCGCGGCGTTGTCGTCGCTAAGTTATTTTCGGGTCGGTCACGGCCCAATTCTGAATATTCTTAATCGCTGCTATTTCACCGCGCACCTTGGCTGTTTCATCGGCAGTCAAGTTGCCGTCATTCTTTTGGCGCAATACATCAAGCCTTTCGGCAAGTTCTTTGCTGATTTTCTCCCATAAGGCTGATTGTCGTTCGGGCTCTGTTAATTTCATTTCATGCTCAACATAAAGCAGCTCTTGGTATAGACCGAGACAAGCGCCTGAATCAGGTTGCCGATTGACGGGCTTCCCTGAGACAAGGCATCCATGTTGGATTCGATCCAGTCACTCTCATCCTGCAAATACTTGGCGATATCTTTGACCGGCACGGTCCGGACCTCAAACGGGTCAATCTTGCCGAAAAGTCCCTGGTAGTTTTCAATCACAGCGTCTATTGCATCGATGGAGCCGTCATAAAAAACACCCAGGGCAACATGAGCCGCATAACTTTTAGTTGCCCAATGCTCACGGTGGGCCGCGTCACGGGACTGGAAAACACGGGAAGCAAGTTCTGATATCGTTACATCGTTCATAATTTCACCTTCCTATACCTGCTCGAACGCATGCCCATCCGGCGCTCTCCCTGGGACTTGTACTGGCGGCGCTTCTACGGGTTCCTGCCTGCTTTCCGCCATGTGTGCAACCATCGCAAGTTGCTTCTGAGTTCTCAACCGCATTGCCTCTCGCGCCAGTTCCGCCTTGACCTGATCGAGCGAAATGTTGCGCTTATTGGCATAATCCATGATGGCGAGTTCGCGTTTGATAGCCAACTCCTGCTGTCTCATGGTCGCGTTGGTTGCCGCTTCATCGGCCATGGTCTTGGAATAGATATCTTCCCTGTTCTGGTCAACGTCTATCTTGTGCTTAGCCAATGTATTAGCTGCAATACTGTTGTCCTTTTCCAGGGCCAGTTGTTTGTCAAGGTCGGCAGACTTCAACTTTTGCACCTCAATCGCGGGTATGATTGGCTGCGGCAGACTCTTCTTCTTCGCTGCGTCCATCTGGAACTTGTCGGGAATGAATCGCTTCGTCTTCAGCACTTCAGCCATTGCCTTCTCGGGGTCGAGGCCAAAAGCGGGATTGAGCGAAAGCTGAAGCAACTGCATCGCCTCCATGGCCTGTATCTCGCGCTCGACAAGTGCCGTTGACCCGATTGCCTCGATCTTCATATCACCCTTGCAATCATCCGGGCCATGAAGAAGTAGCCACTCGTAATAACGCTTGATATGCGGCTCGGTGACACGCTCGTCAAACACCCTGGCGATCCGGCGAAGAATAGCGGAAGCATTGCGGTGAAGGAGCTCCATTCCACCAACTGTATCAGGAGCGCTCCCTTGCTGCCCCTGGAGAAGATAAACAATCCCGGTTGCATCCTCCATCATCTTGTACGCCAGTTCGATGATGGCGTTTAACTCAGGCTGAACCATCGGGATGTTGATGGTCGTAAAGGCATCGGCAACGCTTCGCACATCGGCCTGCTCTGTCGCATACCAAACCTTACGGGCGGTGATCTTCCATTCATTATCTGCTGGGACAATCGCGCCCTGGCGGATGATTATCATCGGCCCGGAAGCAAGGCCGGCATTATCCATCAAAGCACGGCCGGCAGCATTAAGCATGTCTTGTGCCGTGCGGCCTTGTCGTGAAACCCCAATCCCCGCCCAGAATCCGGCCATCCGTTGCCAGGGCATGACATCGTAAGGGAATTCGCCGGAGTCAAGCGCGCTGATCTCTGCCTTGATAGCTGTATCGTTGACCAGAGTAACAACCGCAGGGAGAAGGTCTTTCTGGCTTTCCTTCTCGGTTAGCTTGGTTCCCATGGCAGAAAGGGCCGACACGTCCACTAACCCGGTGTAATACCAAACCTCAAACTTGTCATCATCGGCGGTGCTTTCTCCGGGGTTCCTATTGCCGTCGCTGTAATTCTTCTTGCTCGGGCCTTCGTCAATAACCTGGTCGATCTGATCGGCAAGATATCCGGGGGTTCCCTTCAATTTGTTAAGTTGCCTGGCGGTCATCCTGTCGCGTTCGATAACGTAACTCCCATCATGGATATTGTCGCCGCATGCAGGGTCAGGGAAGAAGTCCCAACAGTCAACGCATTTTGACGCGGGGGAGATACTTTCAACTATCTGAAGAGCGAACTTGACACCTTCTCGTGTGGCCTTTCGGGTAACTACGTTCAACGGGAATGGGCCTTTTAAAATCCCGGTCCCGATCTTCGCCGAATCTTCTATTTGCTTCCGGACCTCAGTGTGGTAATTACACTCAACAAGCTTGTCCTGTATCCAAAGCTCGCCCTTCTCCGCGCGGTGATCGGCTTCTTGCTGTGCGGGAGTCGGTGCATCCGGGTCAGGGGGAGGAGCCGGGACCGGCTGACCTGTTTGCTGGTCAACTTGTTGAGAAGTAGCGACAACCGGTGCTTGCGATTGGAGTGTGTTGTCATCCTGAACAGGCGTCGGCTTGATCGCAAAGTTCCAGTCGCCGGCAGGAAGCAGAATATCCCCCATCCGGGCGCTGGCGGATTCTACAAACTGGCGGGTAATGTTGAAGAACGAGGAGCATCGAGTCGGTTTCTTTTCAGGCGTCCGCGATATGCCGCCTTGTGTAGAAGCAGACTTTACCCACGGATGGCTATCGCGGTTT